GATAATGTAGCATATTTGCTGTTGAATTTTTCTAATAACATACGATAAGCCAATATGCGAGATCCTTTATCCATATTAGTAAATTCTTCCATTACACGATCCTTTACACTTTCTTTGTCAATTTCTTTACGTGTAATGTGTTCTAATAAGGTAATCTTATTATCAATGATATGCTGCGGTTCGGTAAATTCTAATGAATTGTGTGCTTCAATTAAATTAAATGCAGCAGCGTATTGTTTGTAGTGATTAATTTTTGCCTTAAAGAATTCCTCAATATCATAATGATCACGAATTTCTTTAATTATATTATATTTCTCTTTACGTAAAGCAGTTTTATTTAAACGTAAAGAAGCCTCTAACGTTGAATTGATAAACGTTTCGGCTTTAGCTTCGCTAAGAGATTTAGGTGTAATTAACGCTTGGTATAATTTATATTCTTTAGCTAATTCAGATTTGTTAAAATATTTTCTAACTATTCCAATAGCGGCCGAATCTTTATTAGATACGGTATCAGATGCTATTTGACGAACTAATAGTTCGAACAATATACCTGTGTTTTTAAACTTTGAATGTTTTATTTTCATAATGAGTAGTGTACACTATCAATAAATATGTATTTATTATATGTCCTTAATATTTTTCTCATCTAATAGTGATGGTTCCTGATCAGGTCCAACCACTAATGTCTTACGAGTTATATTCATACCTTCAAACAATCCTTTGTGTTTATTTAATTCAGATAAACCAACAGGCGATCCACCTTTTGGTGTACCGTCTTCACTAGGTATATTAGCAGTATATAATGTATTATTATCTTTTCTACCTAATCTGTCTTTACCTAATGGATCATCTTGTGTATTAATCATTGATGCTTTTTCTATAGGACGACCAATAGGACGTTTTTCATCGTATCCTGGAGGTACAGGACCATCAACATTCATTCCTGCTCTACCTTTGCCATATAACGATGCTAGATCGTGTGGTGTACCAAATGATCTACCTGTTTTAGCTGGATCATTACCTTCGTTTTCAACCTGAGCCATTCTAAATACTCGTTTTTTATCTTCGATTACTAGATCACGATATTCATCAAATTCATCTTCACTGAATTGGAATATATTATCATAAATCCAATCTGAAGGTAATAGGTTGGTATCTTGAATTGATTTAGCTAGATCAACTTTTTCTTTCCACAATGCAACTTTTTCTTGTTCGTAGATGATTGATGGAACAGTTAACGACAATTCAAAGTTAGCCAATGATTCACCTTCATATCCTTGAACATATAAATGTACTAATGCCATTTTATATAGCTCAGATAAAGCAACACGCTGAATACGTTCAACTGTACGAGCAAATCTAATATCTTCAGCAGCTAATGTAGCTTTACCTTGTAGATCTTTTTCAAATCCAAAATATGCTTTTGGTATCTTAAGAGCAGCTAACATTTCATCACGTAAAAATACTACGTCTTCAATCCCACCATACTCTAATCCTTTAAGAGTATCGATTTTAGTTGCTGTGTCATTACCACGAGTTGGAAGATAAAAATCTTCCATCATGTTTTGTAAATTATAACGCAGATTATAATCGCCAGTTTGATGATCCATGTATGGAGTTTTCTTCATCTTCTGTATTATCTTTTGCATATATGCATCTACTTCATGTGGTGGTATATTACCAACATTTATAGTGAACACACGTTTTTCTGGGGCACGAGTAATACGATGTAACAACATCGCATCTTTCATTAGCACATACTGCTTGTATGTTTTACGAGCAGGCTCAATGTATGAACGACCATAGGGAAGATAATTAGCATCTGTTAATAGTCTAAAGTGAGCTATTTCGTAGTTTTCAAATTTAATTTTACCATCTCTATCCTTAACACGTGAACTAATACCACCGGCAGCGATTACCATCGGATCAATTCTAAAACATACGTAAGATGGATTTTCAGGATTTTGTCCTTCTTCACGAACCATATCATATACTGATAATGGTGTTACATTGTAAATACCAAATTTTTCAGCAATTTCCATATGTAAATAAAAATCACCATATTTACACATATTTCTAATCCACAACCATAAATTAAATTCAATGTTTAAAACATCATAGAATAGATTATATAGAATACGTTGAATATTTTCATCTGCACTTCTAATCTGTAATACTTCACCCATTTCATTTTTAAGAGTAGATTCATCTGAAATAATGTCTAGGGTAGAAGCGATGATAGAATCTGTATCCATTGCTTCATAGTCAGTATATAACTGAATACGAAGTGTTTGGTAATTCATCGTTGGGTTATATGGCATATTAGCGCCATAACGATGAAGTTTAGTAAATCTATCTATAAGTGCGTTGGTTTTTACATTACCAAAGGCTTGGATCTTATCTACATCTATTACCTTTAGTTGACTACCACCTACATTTCGTATGATTACATCCGTACTAAATAAGCGTGTTAATCTATTAAATAAACCGGGTTGGTTATCTGCCATTATGTTGTTTTATTTATATGTATAAATATTTATTATCCTAATATCCATGATGCATCTTCAACTCCCCCACGGCCGTCATTCATCGAAAATGGATTTGATTGACCGCTAGGTAGTAATGGGCCCATCTCATAGCTAGTTCTAGTAATATTAGATACCATCGCTCGATTCAGATCCATTCCTTGTTCGTAGAATTTCATTGCTGTGTCTCTTGTGAATAATCCTATTCCTAAAGACATTACTAAATCGTCATTATATCCGTTTTGTGCTTGAGCCTTACCATGTTGCCAAATAAACACACGTAATTCTTCTAATAAACGTTTAGAACGAAAAGTAAAAGCCTTCTCACGAATATACGACTCCATTTTTGCTACAACAAGAGGTCTTGTTTTAGCAGATGTAGTAAAACCAGGAACTGTTTGTTCCTTTTCCATCTTATCCATCCATTTATCTATATGCATTTCACCATAAGCGCGAGGTGAATAGTATAGTTTTTGATATCCCTTTTCTATAATTGTATTAATTACATCCCATCCGATATTCGCATTTTCCACCACAAGCAAAGCATTATTATACTCAGTAGCAACAGAAACGAGCATGTTTCCAAAAGTGCGCGTGTCGATTTGCGATTTATATTCTGCCACTTGCTCACAAGTTGTCGCATCAATGACATGGAAAGCAGAAAAGTCGCTACTATCTCCGCGAGCAACATCAGCACATACAATATACTGCTTACTATAATCAGGATACTGCCAAATCCAAAAGTCACCACCCATAAAGCGGCGCTCAACAGGATCTTGTACAAATGTTTCTTCATAAAATGATAATAAGTCGGGTTCAATTACTGAATTGCCTGAGCCTAGAAAGTCACAATCATACTCCTGAGCAAATTCACGAGGTGACATATTTGTTCTTTCCCTTTGTTCCCAGGATTCATCTCTATCAGGGTGTAAATTCCATCTTAATTTAATTGCTTTAAAATCATTTTTACCTATTTCAGCCTCAGCATACATTCTATGAAACCAATTACCAACACCATTTGGAGAAGATAATGCAATAATACCTCCACCAGTTGCAATGGTTGGTTTAATACTCGTGTATATTTTATCAATACCTTCAATAAACGCAGCCTCATCTATCAATAGTAAAGATACTGCGTAGGATCGACCTGCATCTGATGCTGCTGATGTGGCAACTATTTGAGAGTTATTAGCTAATTTTAGTGATAATTTATTATCTGATACAGGTTTTTGGTTACCTTTTAACCAAGAAGGTAAATTATTGTACATAAACTGTACTTTTTCAACCATTCCTTTAGCGGTTTCTTGTTTAGTTGCTATACAAAGTACTGTTTTATCTTTATTAAATAGCATTGTCCACAATGAATATCCTGCAGATAATGTTGATATACCTAACTGTCTTGATTTATTAATAATACTAAATCGATTATTTCTAAAATCATTTAATACATCTTCCTGAAATGGGTATAGATGAAATAATACTCTTCCCTTAATTGGGTGTGTAATATAACAGTATTTGCGAAAAAAATGAACAGGATCCGTGGCGCACTTAATATATTCCTGCTTTATTATTTCTTTAATATTGGCTTGACTCATATATATAAATATACAAAAAAAGCCTGACTTACGGGTCAGGCTTTGTTTTTGCATTGGTCCTAATAATGCTAAACGGAGTGTTCCTAAGGTAGAACTATTTTATAAGTAAAAATGTCAATCCAGCTAGTGCTAAACCAGCTCCTATTTTACCTATTTTAGCTTGAAGTTTAAGTTTAGTATTTTGAATTTTAAGAGTATTATATTGATTCTTCCAATCTTTAATTTGTGTTTGTTGATTATCTACTATACCCTTATAGTTAGTTTCTTTTGAAATAAATTTAGCAATAACACTATCTTTATTAGATACTCTAGATTCTAATGTAGCAATAGATGAATCTTTAAGTACAATAATTTGTCTAGCACCATCTAGTTCTACTAAATCTTTAGCAGTAGATACTAATACTGGTTGGGCTATTGGTAGTGGGTTAGTTACTGTGTCTTTAGGGTAACGTTTATTGAATGAACTAATTAATTCAACTTCAGAGAATTCATCTATTTTAACCGATTCTACTTCAATATATTCAATAATAGTTTTAACTTTAGCTTTTTGATGATCAATAACATATTGTAATGAATCATCTTTTTTATCTAAAATAGCTATAGCAGAATCATCTTTAGCAATTTCTAATTGCATTGAGTCAACGGCAGCTACTAAACTATCTTGTGTTGCTTTAAATTGATCGGATAATCCGTAATAATCAACTTTATTAACTACTAACCAACCGAATAATAAGATAATGATAATGGGTAAAATGTATTTTTTCATAATTTATTTTTTAATACCAGCGTAATATTGCATTCTTCCTTTTGTCCACTCATCAAGTGGTTCGGTTTCTGTTTCTTCAGGAGCTGCTTTTTTATTTAATTTAGCTTGACGAGATTGAAGATATTCATTTCCTGCTAACAAACCATCCATTTTAGTTTGTAATCTAGCTTTAAGATCACGTAAATTTTGCAATTCGTTAGATGGTGTATCTGAGATATCACCCATAGATGGTCTAGAGCGTTTTGCTTTTAAAATATTACTTTTTACACTAGCTAAACGGTTTTCTAAATCAGTATATTGCATAAAGGCTTCATAATCTTTATCAGACATTCTACCTGTTGCTACATCAGCTGTTTCAATTTCACCTGCTTCAGGTTCTTCTTC